TAAATATTTATTTATTATTATTATTATTATTCCGTTTTTATTTTTCGGGGATGGTATAACCACCCCCCCAATCGCGGTTAAACCACATTAAAGAACATTTTTTCAGGATTTTGAGGTGTTGAAAATTTTTGCCCCTCGAAAAAAATAAATTTTTGTCGGTAATTCCGCGCCCGCCCGATTTATTTTCTTAACCTATCTTAACCAAATAACCCCCCAAATCCCGCAATCCGCCCCTTATTCGCAATATTTCTTTACGTTTCTTCACAATACGCGCAGCGCGCCTATATAAATATGGTATAACCGCGCGTTTGTAATCATTTCGCACTCACAAATAAATAACTCTTGACTTATTTAATCCCCTATGTTATAGTTACGCCTATGTTGCAAGCAAGAGCAACGCTGGTATAATCCAATACATATAAGGCAGCGATAAAAAAACTCTTGACAAACGCAAATAACTGCGCTATAATACGCAACAAATCAAGCAACGGCTTATCGTATAAAGATACAATCAAAGACTTATTGCCTAGCCCGCAGCCAAACCCCTGCCCGCCTATCTCTTATTTAATAGGGCACTTATGGGGAATCGCGTTGAGATTGGTGTCAGTGTAAGACAACGATTATTTGCTTGACAAACCGCACATAAACCTGGTATTATGTGCAACATGAAATAAAGGCAGCCAAGCTGCCCTTTACAAAGACTTTTGAGTATAGTCTAAAAATAATACTTGACAAACTAAATTAGCTGCGCTATAATGCGCAACATGAAGTAAACAGCGATTGAGGGCTGCCAAGCCTAGCAAGAATTAAGTGAGTACATACGCCCTGCGCGTTGAGTTCTACTTGCTAGATGGTATTAAAAGCATAGATTATCGCGATAGTTCCGACAATGCGTCCCCTGCCCCGCATGGCGCAAGCTAGTTAGGGCTAATACTAACTACCGATAGGCATGGTACGCCTTGCCCAATCAGACAAGCCCCCTGTTCTTTTAGCTTCACGGCGCGTGAAAGCCACAATTCCGATGCGCGGATATATAGCCCTTACTGTGAGTGAAATTCTCACAGCCCGTTAGTCTTACGGCGTATTCAGGGCAATACAAATAGAAAGATGGTAACGATATGTAGGCAGGCAGCGTCAATAAGTCCACAGCTACATATACGCGCCCGACTGCGGAAGTTCCGCGCCCCCTGCGTGCAACGACAAAGTGATTACCTGCGAATGGTTAAGCCTTTGCCCCCTGCCCCGTATGGCGTGAGTAGTCCGTGAAGCGAAGTGTATTTAACAGAAGTACCTGCGAACATGTGAAGTGAGCAGGTACTTTGATTAAGTACCCCCGCTTGCCCGCATTGCGGGCAAGCATAACCCCCCAAATGGAGAACCTAATCATGAACTTTGAAACCAAAAAACTAACCCCAAACATGACCGCTATATGCGTGAACACAGCCCGCGCCAAAGGCTATCCTAGCTTTGAAGCGATGGTACATCACTATCCTGCGAATAACGCCCGACACGGCGTGGAAGTTGCCCAAATCAAGGGGCAACTGCGCGAGTACAACAATGGCGGCGGCTATATTACTGAACTGGTGGTAAAAATCCGCCTAGCGAAGTCTGAACTGACCGCTAAACGCTTGGCTGCCGTGCTGGATGATGCCTATTTGTTTGCCATCTATCAGGCTGCATTGTATTTCGGCGATGACCCTGAGGCTAAGTATCCATTGTGGACTGCCCCTAGTCCCTCTAACATTGCCCTGCCAAGTGATGCGATTGCGGATGCTATCCATAACGCGGATGGTTTTGGCGAGGTTTGGCGTAAACAACTTGTGTCTACTCTGTCTGTAATAATTTCTGTGGGCGCGTAAGGGGACTACAACATGAATCTTGAAACTATCCAACTGTCCCCCACTGCAATGGGATATATAAACTGGAATGATGGTAACGCTATTGCGAGCGTGTGCCTTGACGTGTATGCAACGCCTGATGATATTGAGCCTATGGCGGAATACCGCGAGCGCGTGGCGAAGCAGGGCGACGCGAGCGATATGTACTGGGCGCTTGCCGATATGTGCGTGGTACATTGCCCTGATGACAAGCAGGCGTTCGCAACGGCGCAGAATGAAGCCATTGAATGTGGCTGCTTTAACGAATATTTATAGTTGAGCGCGAAGCGATTAACTACCCCGCCCCATGTGGGGCGGGTAACAATGGAGAATAACATGGCAAGAATTTACCCTTACGGTTCTGAAATCACTGACGGTGGCGATGTATGGCAAGCGTTTCAGAATTACGACCGCGATTATTACCCGCAGGAAGTGTACGACTATATCTATGACTGCCTGAACGATGCCTATGGCGACGATGACGTTGTAGAGCTTGATGTGATTGCGTGGTGTTGTGATATTTCGCAAGAAACGTTTGATGCCGACAAGGTATTGCAAGAAACACATGACGAATACTGGGAGAATGCCCTCGCCGATTTTGAATCGGACGAGATGCCCCACCGCCCTTTGCCCTATGCTGTTTGGGTACGCGAGAACGGCGACGACGTGTTAGCCGAAGCGCGGGATGATTGGCGTGATGATATTGAACAACGCCACACGCTTATCTGTGTTGATGGCGACACTGCCTACTACTTGTGAACAAACATTTGCGAGATGCGAAGCATTGAGCAAACCCGCCCCATTCGGGGCGGGCAACAATGGAGACTTTGAAAATGAAACCTATGTATATGCAACCTGTTATTAAAAATGATAACGGTGAATACCATATCGCCTGTGGTATGAATGGATTGCGCCGTTTGGATGGGCGGCTTAATGCCCGCAATAGACAAGAGCAAGCCTTGTGGAAATATTTAGGGCTGTCTGAATTTGATAAGGGCAAGGCAGTTGGCTTTGTTGTAGCCCCACTTGATACGCCGTTGCGTGATAGCCCCCTAGTGGCTGATGTTGATTTTGTTTTCTTAATTAAGTAACGGAGACTGATTATGTTTAGTTTGATTGAAGCTGTTGAGAAGTTTGCGCGTGAAACGCCCGCTGCTTATTTACCTATGGATGTGCCTGTTGGCAAGGCGCATTTCGTGCGCCTGCGTGTGGAGTATACCAAAGGTGGTGTGAATAATTGGAGTGGTGTGAATGAACGCCGTGGCTATCGTTTGCACATTACGTTTTGTGAAAAAGAACCTGATGGCGGGTATAGCTATACCCCCACTTCCAAAACAAATTTGCGTTTGTTTATTGGTAATGAAGTGAAACGTAACAGTAATAAGGCTTTTCGTGAAGCAATGGCAGACCTGCGCGACCGTTGGTTGCAAGGTGCGGAGTTTCGTGAACGTCTTGCGCAGATGGAAGCCTTAATGATTAAAGAAGCGAGTGTGTAGAATGATTTTCACAAGTAATACGATTAAATGTTTGGCGCAACTTGCGCCGAAAAAAGAGTTGCGCCACTACCTTAACGGCGCGTATTTCAACCTCGCCAACAAGACCATTGAAATAACTGATGGTATGTGGTGCGTGGTAATTCATGGTGCTATTTTGGGCGAGCCTGATAGTGATACCCCCCGTGGCGTATTCATACCGCATGATGTACTGACCCAAGCTGCCAAGCTAGATGATGAATGGTTTGTGCTGGATGTGTCGCCTGATGGTACGGCTACATTCAATGGCATTGATATACCTGAGCTGGATGGTGCGTTCCCTGATGTGCGCCGTGTTGAAGCTGATGCCGAGCGTGAACTTGATGGGGCGTGTTCGTTGGGCAGATTGTCCCTAGATATTGTGAACCATGTGAACAAAGCCTTGAAGCCTTTGGGTAAGTCCTTGTCTATCACGCCGTGTGTAAGCACTACATGGGATTATCGTAAGCCTGTTGCATTTGAGATACATGGCACGGCTTACCGTATCAATTTATATGTTTCTTTGTGGGTAATGTAAAAATGATTTTAGATTTGAATATGCAACCTGTGAATGAGTTTATTTCAGGTTTGGAAGCGGGGCATCATATTAGTTTCGTGCCTGAAATTCGCACGGCTGATAGGATTACCTTGACCATGCCTGAATTACGGCGTATGACGCTATGCCTAAACAATGTGATACGCGCGACCATTGACCCCCAGTCTTTCTGTTATCTAACCAAAGATAACGCTAGCCCAGAGCGGGCAATCGCTGCGGTATATGCCCTTATGGATATGGCGCGGGCTGCCCTGCGACTGTATGACTTGACGGATAAGCAGCCGATGCTAACCATTGTGGCACGCTGGTTTGACGCCAACGATGGTTTGAAAGAATATGCGGTTGCCGCATGGTTTACCGAAGTTAAACCTGCTTAATTAGTGGAGACCCAAGATGTCTTATCAAGATACCCTGAATAAAATTATCCGCGATATTGGTAAGAACTGCGCGGAGAACTGGCAAGCATTTGATGCTGATACTACCGCGCTGCGCGTGGACTTTGGTGGCTTGTATTCTACATGGCATGAAGCTGCTGTGGACGAAGCGGAGCTTCGGGAGTTTTGCTATGCCTATGCTGAACGTTTCCCTGATGACGCGGAGTTTCAGGAAGCCTTTTATGAGCATGGTATTTTTGACCCTGAATCGCTACCTGATAACGCAGCGCAGGTGTTCTATGATGCCGACCGTTGGCAATATCCGTGGCGCGATGCTGCGACCGCCTATGTGCGTGAGTTGTTTGAGTTTGTGAGCCGTGAGTATGACTTCCGACAGCCCTTGCGTGTGGAGAGTATAGACTGGACGCGCGACAACTTCTCACGCCCTGACCTTGCTGTGCTTGCGCCTATTGGTTGGGAGAACTACGCCCATGTGCTGAACTGGTTGGGGGACAACCCCGATGAGCAAGAGTGGTTGGTTGAACAAGTGCAGTATATGACTACCCCGCGCGATGGCTACGCCCCTTATTATTCCTTTGACGAAGTGATAGCCGATGCGTATTGGATTGTGCGCTTGCTGTTGGAGCGCATGGCGTATCTGTGCTACGACCATGACAACTATCAGAGTAAATGGAATTGGTTTGAGTATTTTTCAATGAACGGCAGCGAGCTGCCTGTGCATGGTACGCTGACACGGTGAAAGACAACGCGGGGCAGACTGCCCCGCTAACTGATGGAGGCTTCGTAATGAGACTTATGTATATGCAACCTGAAAAATGGCAGGGGCGGCACCTGCTGAAATGCGCCCATGTGCTAAACTCAAAGTCAAGAATCCGCTACCTGATGTATTGCGATATTATCAAGCAAATGCCCGATGGCAGGTTGAAAATCAAGGTGTACGGGGAGCGGCACCGCTCGGCGGACGGCGAGAAAATCCGTTATGTGGATGCGGGGAGGGTTGTAACCGCCGAAGCATACGGCGTGGAAAATCAGACTGGCAATAAAAATGGTACTCGGAACTAATAAGGAAGTAATTATGAAAACGATTTTACAAGCATGGCGTGAAAGCTATGAGCAAATGAAAAAAGATTATGCCGACAAATATCCCTATGTGCAGCAAGTGTTGAATGATGTCTGTGAGTTTGACCTGCGCTATGCGTACGCGCCTAACTATGAACAATGGTTCGGCAACGTGGGAAAAGAAAGCACATTAAGTTTTGACGGTTTGTTTTACACCGACCTATGGCAGCAACAATGCGCCCAGATGCAACTGTGGGCGTTGGATGACTTACGCGGGGGTTTTGAAACCGAAGTGCAAATTGCTGCGCTGTCTAACAGCGCGGTGCGCAATAAGGATTTTGCTGTGGATATTTATGGCAGTTATGCGCGTGATGATGTGCAAGCCCTGTTTGTGATGTGGTGTGTGGGTAAAGGAGTGGAGCTATGAAACTGGTTGTTTTGACACAAGGGGCTGTGAACACGGCTGCCTTGCAGCGATTGAATGGCACGATGTTCTTTTCTGAACCCGAAGCGATAGAAACGTTGGCAGCCTGCGCTGATTGTGGTTTGCCCGAGGATGACCCTGAATACCGCGATGCCATGCGCCGTGAGCGTGAGATTGTGCAGGATGGCTTGGAGTGGTACGAGAACATGACGGAAGTTGCCGAAGCCTTGAATGATATTGATGCCGACCGCCTTATAGGGAGTGGATATTTCGTTGCTGTTGATTGGTATGATACAGTTAAGTCAAAGGCTGCCGCCGTGCGCCATGTCGTGAGCGACCATGAGCATCTTGATGACGATACCAAGTTGGCAGAGTGGTACGACAAGGTGGTGGACAACGAGATTTGCTATCATTCAGATGATGCGTTGAGCGATACATGGTTTACTGTGGTGGATGCGTTTACCTATACCGCCCTGTGCTACGTCTTAGAACTGGTGCATGAAGCCATCTGTGATGGCAAGGAGATGTAGGAATGTATGACCTGTTTCTATATGCGAGCGCAACGCTATTCATTTTTATGTGTGGTTTTTGCTGCGCGTTATATTTAGTTAATAGAAATTTATAGTGTAAACGCGGGGCGGATGCCCCGCAAAAGTA